AATGCTGCTAGCGGAACTGTCAGTCCTACTGTTAACTGACGACCTGCCCACTGTGTATTCTTACCCCAGTTAATTAACTGATTAGATCCATCAAGCATAACCTTATTCATAATGGCTAGCTCTTGTCTTGCTATTGATGTCTTATTCTTTACTTCATCTAGACCCTTTGCAACCATTACGTTGTACTGCATCAAGCCCTGTGCGTTTTTGCCTACAGGCTGAATGATTGCTTGCTGAAGCATTACTTGCTGCTTTGCAAGCTCTCTAACTAGGTTGCTGGTTTTCTTTGTATGCCCGCTCCATGTGTTGTAGTAGTCATTTAGCTTTAGTCTGCCTCTGTCTAAATTTCTGCCAAATTTTTCTACATCTGAAGTAAGGGATACGAAGTGTTGCGAGAACTGGCCTGTTGAAGTAAGCGTTGTTGCAAACGCTTTATTCATTACTGCAATTTGATTTGCAAGCTTGGCGTTAGTTCCCGCTGTAACTTCTTGTAATTTTAAGAGTTGGGCAGTAGTCGCAGCCAGTTGGGTTCTTAAGCCCGTAAAGTCTGCGTTGGCGGTAATATTGGTGGTGATTAAATTATCTGCCATATGTATATGTTACTCTATAGAGTATCCTAATCCTGCTCCGATGCCGAATCCAGCTTCGCTGGCAAATGCTCCTTGTAGTCCAACAACATCATCTGCTGATGCGTTTATTCCAAGTGCTCTTCTTCTAACATCTTCGAAAGACGATTCCTCCTTATTTTCATTACTGCTTTCATTTAACTCAACACCTTGAATCGAAGCTAGGAACTTCCTTTTTTCTGATTCCGTTTTTTGCATTGACTTAAAAGTCTGGACCATCTCTGGCATTGAAAGATTATCTTCTAGTTCTTCGTAATTTTTCCAATTACCTAGAAGAAATACTTCCCCCTCTAAAGCGGCTAGATCTAGTTCTGACCAGCCAGTACTGCTGCCGCTAGTAGGTTTGGGTCGTCCATCTTAATTCCTCCGCAGATCTCAAGGATGCGGTTGATTGTTGGAACGTCAAGTGTGTCTTCAAATGCGTCTTTATCCTTTACCAATTCAGGCAATTGCTTTTCTAGGGCTACTGCACATGCTTCGATAAGAATCGTGAGTGTTTCGTCTTCTGATGTTACTTCTTGTGTCTTCTGAATGACCTTCATAAACTTGCGAAGCTCTTTAATTGTTAAAGGCTTAAGCTTAACTGTTGCGCCATTTTGTAGTTGAATTTCTTCAACATCGTATACTGTAGTTGCCAATTTAATCCTCCTCGGATCTTGTCTTAATTATTGTATCATATTGACAATATAAGGGCAATAAAAAACCCCCCAATTTCTTGAGGGGATCTTTATTAATTAATTAATATTAATTATAGCCAGGTGCGGTCTACGATTGTACCGTATTCTGCGCCTGCGTCTGCTGATGCTCCTGATGGAAGCAAACGGAATGTTACTGGGAATGTTGATGCTGCGTTACGAGCCAAAGAGAACTGTGACTGTTGTACAGAAAGAACACGACGAGCATAATATACACGCTCTGTCTTTGATGATGCTGCAGTTGTTGGAGCTTGTCCAATTGCAACTAGCTGACGCTCAACTGGAGCTTCTCCTAGTGCACCTGCTGCAAGACCAAGTGTCTTACCTGAATCAGTTAATGTTGACTGTGACTGACCAAATACTGCAAGAACGTTCTCAAGAGTACCTTCTGCCATTTCTGTTGCAATCATAACTTCCATTGTCTCCTTGAAAAGCTTTGCTGAGTCAAGAAGCTGATCTACTGTTACTGAACCGTATGATGGGTTGTAAGTAATTTGAAGACCGTTGTTTGTGTAACCTACGTTACGATATGCAGCACCTGTTGTTGCTGTTGCACCTTGTGCTGTATCTACTCCGTTAAGAGTTGCTGTGTATGATTCACCTGCAACGTATGGTCCTGGGGTTGCTGATGTTCCATTTTTAAATGCTGGGACCGTCTTGTTACGTCCAGTTGCGCCTGTTAGAGCGGTACCTGGAACCATGTTTTCTACGTATCCTGATGTTGTTGAATCTTCTACTGATAAAAACAGTGGAGACGCACCGACAAGAATATTTCTAGCATTACCAATATTTTGTGCCATGTTGTAAAACCTCCTGTTAAATAAACATATATATATATTGACTTACGTTTTAAATCTTAATCAAAGCTGGCTAGGCTTTTTACCTCATTACCAATTTTACGGTATAGTCGATCAAAAGGCAACCTATAGGAATCTGCCGTCTGGCCCTGTAATCCTAGCATATTTAACCTCAAGGATTATATCTGCTGAAAGAAAGCCCTGGAGTTCTTCTGAGGGACTTATTGGTGATATTTCTACCACATGGATGCTATGAAATTTAAGCTTTGATTCTGTCTTAAATTTATTTAAATCTCTAGCCGAATCGTCCATTCTTCTGAATAGGTCGGTCATAAGGTTTCTGATCTCATATATGTCTGAAACATCTGTTGAGTATACTGTGAATAGAATTTTTTCACAGCATAGTAGCCAGATATCCTCGTAGGACATTCCGATCTTGTCATAGACTATATGCTTTTTACCGCTCAAGAATTGATTAAGCTCTGGCTGTTGCTGGACTGGAATAATTGGGACAACTTCCATATTTATATTATCACTATAATAATCGTTTGGGTCAAATATATTATTTTCTTTTAATTCATTCCAGAGGAACTTACGTAACTCAAACATTGAGTCTATCTTATAATCTACGCTCATAGTGCTCCTCCAAATGCCGCCTGTAATTCCATATCTGCTTCTAACCTTATTTTACCAGGTGTAAAGCTATATTGCACTTTCCTAATTCCTGCTGGGGTATTGAGTGCTTTTGACATCTTGCTATTAAATATTTGCTGAAACCCAGAGGCCTTGATTGAGTTGTTTACTAACTGTCCGCCAAAATATCTTCCGTAATGTAATCTAAACTGATTACTTGATGAACGTCCACCAGGGCTTCTAACGGTCACGGAAGATCCTTTAGGCATGAACACTGTTATACCATTCAATTCAAATACAAGTCGCTCAGCCGACCTTGGACGGATTATGACGGGCATTCCAGCTTCCATCACTGAAGCCTTGTTTGCAAAAATATACTTCTTCTTCTGTTTTTTGTTCTTTGATGGAACTGCAGTCTTAGATAGTTTAAAATCATATCCTATTCTAAATGAAAGTCCATCTGCATCAAGTCTTTTTATTTTAAATAGCCTTGATGTTTCCTGCCCCGTTTTATTCCATTCATACATATGGTGAAGAGCGGTTGGCTTTATTCTTGCAGATGAATCTATAAATTCACCAAAGTCTTTTTCTATTTGATTAAATATAGTTGTTTTAAATAAATTTTTAAATGCAGCATTTGATGTAAGTCTTCCGAGCACCTGTGCTTGATAATATAAAAATGCAGATACTTGTGCAACTGTTGAATCCATTAGAACTCCTGGCGGAGATCCCGCCATAGGCTTTTCTAGTCCGCTTGAGGTTTGTAAGAGTGCAACACTAGAGTCCAATTACCTGATTCTCCGATCTACGGGCTGAAGAGTTGTATCCTAGTATTCCGCCAAATGGGTCTGTAATTGGTGTGCTACCTGTTAACTCAAATACCGTAGGTGTCTCAACTGGATAATTTAATTCTGTCCAAATTGGAGAATCAGAAAGATCTCTGATGTTAGTAATTTTTTCTCGTATAGTTATTCTGTTTTCTGTTCTAATTTCAATGGTCTGCTGATTGATATATGTATTGCCTATTGTTTGCTTGTCTCCAGAGCGTGAGGATGTATTTGTAATCATTCCTTTTGCATGGCATGGAACTGTTCTAGAGTATATCCATTCTTTTTTCATAGCCCCAGTATCTGGGTCTTGCGTATCTTGCTGAATGTATACGTCCATTTTCATATTCAAAATAGAGTCAACAATGCTATTCATTTTATATCAAAACCATTTTATTAATTACATAAGGAAGCAATAGCTGATCTACATAGTTATTGCCTGTTCCAGTAAATGTGGTTGAATTAAAATCAAACTTCCAGTCAAATGTTGATATGCTCTTGATATACTTGTTTCTCCAGACTTTGTCTTTAGAGAAATAGTCTCTCATTAATTCAATAGTTGCCAGCTCAATTTCATCTGGTACTTCATGCCAGCCATACTTTCCAGATATCTTATATCTAGCATTTTTATTGAACACTCCAGAGTAATCATTTATAGTTGGAGGAATCATTCCGTTAGCAGTGTATACGCTATTATCAAGCATATTGGCACGATTAACCCTAACACCAAAACCGCTCTCAGCAACTTGAACTGGAATGCCCCAGTTGTTTACATTATTTATGTTATCTACAACAAGTATGTCGTTTACATATATTTCATGTATATCTTTTATCTTATTTGGAAGAGGAAGTATATCTGTTCCTGCACCGTAAACTACATTCACATCATCATATAAATAGAATTTTTGCTGTGTGTAATTCTCAATAACCTTACGTGCATATCTTTCTGCATCTAAAAGTTCTTGATAGGTCTTGTGGTTAGGATCATTATAATCAGATCCAAAGCCTAAAGTATCTACAGCTTGAGAAATGTCTACATATGGCACAACAACATAGACCTCATGTCTTTTTAAGACTGGAGATCCATCAACTTCGTAAGACCACTCTGCCATTAATTCTTTTGGAGAATTAGTTACCTCTAGATCTGGATAAAAATTGTATACGCCAATATCAGTTTCTGATTGCTCTGCCGTACCAGTAGATAGTAAGGTTCCTGGAGTTACAGCTGGGTTATCTTCAGGAGCTTCTGTAATATTGTATAGGCGTACTTCTGGAAGATCGTCTGCATATGCAGATTCACCCTTCCAAAATACTCTGTGCCTTATTGCTGAGTTTGTGCCTATTAATATTTCCATTAACTTATGTTAACGTTTAGTTGTAGAAGTCTTGAACTTCCTTTGGTGTCGCTAAACGAAAACCCTCCTCTGAATCAAAAATTGTTTGAGCATCTTCTTCTGACATTGCCACAAAAGGATGTTCTTTTGTAAAGGTGTGACCAAAGATATCGTATCTCATGTTCTCTCTTGTCATTCTAACAAGTATTGTGTCTTCTGGCTGAGCCTTTGGATCAAACTTTGGAAGAATTTCAATCTCTTCGGTATCTTTTTCAATTGCTTCAAGTGTACTCTGGTAAACATCCCAGGTAACTCCTTCTTCTGATAGTGCTGCAATTATGTCTTTTTTGTTTTTTAAGTTTTCTGTGTCAACTGCAAAGTCTGTTGCAATTACTTTTAATTCGGCTACTTTTAATGTGTCAAACGACATATTTGTTTCTCCTCTTTCTAGGTCCTTTAATTATAGCATTGATAAATTAAAATGAAAAGCCCCCAAAATTAATTGGGGGCCTTTCGGTAGTTTAATTCTTAATTAATTAAGAAGCAACCTTAACGTTCTTTACAACTACCCAAGCGTCTGCCTGCTCGATTTGAACGCCAACACGAGTATACATTGTGTACTCGATTGAGTCCTTACGTGGCCAGAAGAAGCGGTAAACAGTAACATCACGCTTGATACCAATAACAACGTTATTTGGGAATGTCAAGTGGA